AGAAAGAAACAATGCTTATATCGTTTTAGAAGAAGGCGATAGAATTCAAATTACTACTCAAAGTGCAAGTACATTCAGTTTTATTGCCACATTTGAAGTATCAGGAGCGCAACGAACATGACCTACTTAGAACTTGTTAACGATGTGTTAGTTCGCTTGCGTGAAAGCACAGTCTCTACTGTTGGCGAAACAACCTATTCTTCTTTGATTGGCAAGTTTGTCAATGATGCTAAACGTCAGATTGAAGATTCCTATAATTGGAATGTCTTAGGACAAACAATTACAGTTAGTACTACTTCTGGTACAAGTTCCTACTCATTAACAGGTGCGGGTCAGAAGTTCCGTGTTAATGACGCTATTAACACTACCAGTGTTATAACATTAGATAACACCACGACTGCGGACATGAACCGCAAGTTGAACTTTGGTACACCTTCACAGTCTATTCCTTCAGAGTTTTGCTTTAGTGGTGTAGATGGTAGTGGCGACACAAAGGTTGACCTGTTTCCTGTTCCTGATGGTGTTTATACACTGAAGTTTGATTTGACCATCCCACAGGCTAATCTGTCTGCTGATGGCACATCTGTGAAGGTCTTGGACTATTTGGTGAGTCAAAGTGCTTATGCAAGAGCTTTGATTGAGCGTGGTGAAGATGGTGGAACAAACTCTTCCGAGGCTTATGCCTTGTTTAGAGGAATGCTCTCTGACGCTATTGCACTAGAAAGCACTCGTTATCCTGAAGACAACTTTGTGGCGGTCTAATGGCAGCACAACTTCAAAGTTACAGTCTCTCAGCACCAGGCTTTTATGGCCTGAATACTGAAGATTCTCCCCTTGATTTAGGGGCTGGCTTTGCTTTGGTTGCAACTAACTGCATCTTGGATCAGTATGGTCGTATTGGTGCTAGAAAAGGTTGGTCAAGGGTTAATCCCTCCTCTGGCAATCTAGGTGCTAACGATGTTGGTGTAATCCATGAGTTAGTGCAGAACGATGGAACTCTTACAGTTCTATTCGCTGGCAACAACAAGATATTCAAACTTGGTACTGCTAATGCGGTAACTGAGTTGACCTATGGTGGTGGCGGTACTGCTCCTACTATTACTGCAAATAACTGGCAGACTGCATCGTTAAATGGCATTGCATACTTCTTTCAAACAGGTCACGATCCACTGATTTATGACCCCGCAGTAAGTACAACTACTTATCGCAGAGTCTCTGAGAAGTCAGGCTATGTTGCTACTGTTCCTCAAGCAAACATTGCTATTTCAGCATTTGGTCGTTTGTGGGTGGCTAATACCTCTACTGACAAAGTAACAGTTACCTTCTCTGATCTGATTGCAGGTCATGTATGGGGTGGTGGCACTTCTGGCTCATTGGATGTATCCCGTGTATGGCCTAATGGTGCTGATGAAGTGATGGGCTTGGCAGCGCACAATGATTTCTTATTTATCTTTGGTAAACGACAGATTCTTGTCTATTCTGGTGCTTCAACACCCGCATCTCTTGTTTTGAGCGACACAGTAGGCTCTATTGGGTGTATCGCTAGAGATACCATACAAAGTATTGGTACTGACGTTGTTTTCTTGTCAGACTCAGGTGTTCGTTCATTGATGAGGACGATTCAAGAGAAGTCTGCTCCTTTGCGAGACTTATCCAAAAATGTTCGTTTTGACCTGAATTCAGCATTGTCAAGCGAGACATTGGCTAATTTGAAGTCTGTTTATTCAGAAAAAGAAGCCTTTTATTTGCTTGTTTTACCAACAACATTCCAAGTTTACTGTTTTGATACCAAGCAATCTTTGCAAGATGGGGCTTCCCGTGTAACCAAATGGGACTCAATTAATCCTACTGCCTTGCGTTCTTTGCGTAATGGTGACTTGTACATTGGCAAGAATGGCTACATTGGTAAGTATGGAACTTATCTTGATGACACCAATACGTACCGATTTGCGTACTACACCAATAATGCTGACTTGGGAAACCCTAACCAGATTTCTATTCTAAAGTCTGTAACTGCCATTGTGATTGGTGGATCAAATCAGTTTCTAACGATCAATTGGGGTTTTGATTACTCTGGTTCTTATCGTGCTGAGAACGTCTATATCCCTACAACATCCAGTTATGAGTATGGGACTGCTGAGTACAACATTGCTGAATACACAAGTGGTGTGCCAATTAGGACGCTAACAGCAAATGCTTCTGGTGCGGGAAAGATTGTTCAAACTGGTTATGAAACAACGATTAACAATGTTTCATTGTCTCTTCAAAAGATTGAAATTCAAGCCAAAGATGGCAAAATAGGGTAAATCATGTCAAATTACACCAAAACAACCAATTTCGCTTCTAAAGACAACCTGTCTCCTGGCAATCCTTTAAAGATTGTTAAGGGTACAGAGATTGATACTGAATTTAACAATATTCAGACTGCTGTTGCAACAAAGACAGATAACTCTGCCGCCAACATTACTGGTGGTTCAATTACTGGTATTACAGATTTAGCGGTTGCTGATGGCGGTACAGGTGCTTCTACGGCTACTGCTGCTTTGAACAACCTCTTGCCTAGCCAAACAAGCAATGCAAACAAGTATCTTCAGACTGATGGCACAAATGCTACGTGGGATGCAGTAAGCCTTTCTACTGCTGATATTACTGGAACTCTACCCGTAGCTAATGGTGGTACTGGTGTAACTTCATCTACTGGCACAGGCTCTGTTGTTCTGTCAAACAGTCCTACTTTGGTGACTCCCGCATTGGGGACTCCTGCTTCTGGTGTGGCAACTAACTTAACTGGTCTGCCTTTAACTACTGGTGTGACAGGCACTTTGCCCGTGGCTAATGGCGGTACAGGTATTACATCCTTGGGTACTGGTGTAGCTACCTTCTTGGGTACACCATCATCTGCTAACTTGGCTTCTGCCGTAACAGATGAAACAGGATCAGGTGCTTTGGTGTTTGCCAATAGCCCTACTCTAGTAACTCCCGCTTTGGGTACACCATCAGCCTTGGTAGGCACAAACATCACAGGCACTGCCTCTGGTCTAACCGCAGGTAACGTAACCACTAACGCTAACTTAACAGGTGCAGTTACTTCTGTTGGCAATGCAACATCTTTGGGTTCATTTAGTTCCTCTAATCTTGCAGGTGCTTTGACAGACGAAACAGGAACAGGGTCAGCAGTATTTGCTACCTCTCCTACCTTAGTAACACCTATCCTTGGAACACCTACTAGCGCAACTTTAACAAACGCTACAGGTCTTCCTATTGCTACAGGTGTATCAGGTTTAGGAACTGGTATTGCAACGGCTCTAGCGGTCAATACAGGCTCATCTGGTGCGCCTGTCATCAATGGTGGTGTTCTTGGAACTCCATCTAGCGGTACTTTAACAAACGCAACTGGTTTGCCCCTGACAACTGGAGTGACAGGAACTTTACCTACTGCAAATGGCGGTACAAACCTAACATCATTCACATCAGGCGGTGTGGTTTACGCATCTAGTTCTAGTGCATTGGCTACTGGCTCTGCGCTGAGTTTTGATGGTACTAATTTAGGTATTGGTACAAGTTCGCCTTCTTACAAGTTGCAAGTTGTAAAACCATCTGCGGGTATTACAGCAAGATTTACAGATGGCGATGGCATAACTGACGTTTACGGCTACGGCTTAGAAATCACACGAAGCGTTGCTTACATTAAAGGTAGTAGTGCTTTGCACCTTGGTTCTGCGGCTGGCTACTCTGCCGTTGTTCTTGACTCCTCAGGCAATCTAGGCTTGGGAGTTACTCCGAGTGCTTGGATTTCTTCATATCGTGCTTTTAGCCTAGGTTATTCAAGTAACGGAATGTTTTCAGGAGGAAATACGCAATTAGGCTTAACTCAAAATGCCTATCTTGATTCTGGTGTGAGTTGGAGGTACACAACTTCTAATCCAGCAAGTCAGTACATTCAAATAAATAGCGCACATCAATGGTTCACAGCCGCATCAGGCACAGCAGGAAACGCTATCACCTTTACTCAGGCGATGACTCTAAATGCGTCTGGAAATTTATTAGTTGGCAGTACATCAGATGCTGGTGGTCGTTTTCAAATGCAAGGCAACTATGCCCGACTAACAGATGGTACTTATACAGGCTTGCTTGGTAAAGGAAATGACCTTGTTGGTACTGGTGGCGCAAGTGATTTTGCTATTCGCACAGATGGAGCAATTTTGTTTGCTTATGGTGGCACAGAACGAGCCAGAATAACATCTGGCGGTGAATTTATGGTAAACACTTCAAGTGTTTTAGGTGGAGTTACTGCAAACCTATCTCTTTACAGTTCTGATTTACAAAATATAAATTGTAGTGTCATGAAAAATGGCACAAACAATACTGCTGGTGCTTACATACGTTTTGTTAATAGTTCTGATGCAACCATTGGTTCAGTTACTCAAAACACATCAACAAGTGTTCTTTATAACGTCACATCAGACCAACGTCTAAAAGAAAACATTCAAGATGCAGATTCAGCATCTAGTTTGATTGACTCTTTGCAAGTGCGTAAGTTTGATTGGAAGTCTGACAGTACACATCAGCGTTATGGTTTTGTGGCTCAAGAACTTGTGATTGTTGCACCAGAAGCAGTACATCAACCAGTTGACACAGAAGAAATGATGGCTGTGGACTACTCCAAACTTGTGCCAATGTTGGTCAAGGAAATTCAATCACTACGTCAGCGTCTTTCTGCCGCTAATCTTTAAAAGGAAAATATCATGGCTATGGTTAACACTTGGAAAATTACCCAAACCGACTATCTCACCGCAGATGGTTTCATTTCTACAGCCCACTGGACTGCTACTGCGGTTGATGGAGACTACACAGCCTCCATCTACTCCACAGCATCTTGGCAAGCAGGAACACCCACAATACCCTATGCCTCAGTTACTGAAGCTGAAGTATTGAATTGGGTATGGGAATCGGTTGATAAACAAGCCACTGAAGATGCTCTGGCGGCTAATATTGCTTTGCAGAAGAACCCTGTTACTGCTTCTGGCACACCTTGGGGTGAAGCATGAAGCTAGAGTTAGACGTTAACGAAGTGCAATTCATTATGAATGTGCTTGGTCAATTACCAACAAGTTCCAACGCCTATGTGCTTTGGAAAAAAATAGAAGAACAAGCAATAGCGCAAGTTCCTAAAGAAGCGGAGTAAACATCATGGCAGTTACCAATGCAGATATTCTGGGATGGTTCAATGCGAATCCTGGCGCAAGTGATGAGCTGATCGCCAGAACAATGCAAGAGGCGGGAGTATCTCCCACTCGTCTAGCAGAGGTAACTGGTGCGCCTGTTGCAGAGGTTGTCAATCGTTATGAAACGGCAATTTCTGCTCCTGTTGCTCCAACAGTTGCGCCTTCTGTTGCCCCTCCTCCTCCAGAGAGATTGCTTGGTGGCCCTGTACAAATGCCCCCTCCAGTGCCGACTGTAACTAACGCTGACATTCTTGGATGGTTTAACGCTAATCCAAATGCAAGTGATGAACTTATTGCTCAAACAATGAAAGAGGCAGGAGTAACTCCTACTCGTTTAGCACAGGTTACTGGCGCACCTGCGGCAGATGTTGCGGTTAGATATGCTACGGCATTATCGCCAACTGTTACTGACTATCAAGGCGCAGTATACGATACTGCAACTATTCTTAAATTAGCTCAACAGATTACTCCATCCATTGATCCTAATGCAGTAAGAGGTGGAGTTTTTAAAACTTCTGGAGAAAGTGTTGGCTTTAATTATGATGAAGCCTCTAAGATTCTTGGTAAAGCCCCAACTGCGGCAGAACAAGTTGTCTTGGATATGGCTCGTCATTTGGCAAAAGAAGGTGTTACTGATCTTAGCCAAGTAGATGCATCTACTACAAATAGACGCTTTGGTTCTACCTATACAGGTGGTGGCGGTACTATTTATGAGATTAAAAGAGATGATGCAGGGAATCCTGTTATCTCTACATGGGGTAAAACCACAAATGATAACAAAGCTATTTTAGGTGCATTGGCAATAGCAGGATTAGCTTTTGGAATACCTGGTCTTTCCGAAGGATTATTAGGTGGTGGTGCTGGTGCAACTACAGCAGGTTTAACAGCCGCAGAAGCCGCAGGATTGGGTCTAACGGCAGCAGAAGCGGCAAGTTTAGGTTTGTCAGCGGCAGAGTTTGCGGCAGCAACAGGAACAGCGGGTGCAGTTGCAGGTACTGTTGGAACTACTGGCCTAACAATGGCTGAACTTGCTCAACTAGACTTAGCTCTTGGTGGTGCGGGTGGTACTGCGGGTGCAACTGCTCTTGGTAATGCCTTGATGACAGGTGCAACAATACCTACTATTACGGCCTTAACTGGTGGTAGTGGTCTTCTAACGGGTGCGGCAGGTGGCATTACTCCTGCTTCTGTAGCTGCTACTTTAGCAGGTGGTGCAGCGGCTTCTACTTTGGGCGGTGGTGCTACTGGTGCATTGACATCTACTCTCCCCGCAGGAGTTACATCAGCACTTACCAATGCAGGTGTATCAACCGCAGTAAATAGTCTTCTTGGTGGTGGTAGAACAAGCATTCCTAATTTGATTTCTGGTGGACTAGGCACAGCGGGTAATCTGCTTCAGATGCAAGAATCTAGAGAAGCGGCTCAAAGAGCGCAAGCCCGTATTGATGCTGAGACTGCTGCTGCTAAAGCATCTGCGGCTTTTAGACCTGTTGGCATGACTACTCGCTTTGGTACTTCACAGTTCCAAGTCGATCCAGTAACAGGCCAATTGACAAGCGCAGGGTACACACTAAGCCCTGAAGCCAAAGCACAACAAGACAGGTTCATGGCTTTGTCTCAACAAGGTTTGACTCAAGCCGAACAAGCACAAGCTCAATTTGCTCCTCTTCAAACAGGTGCTCAAAGGTTGTTTGGTCTTGGCAATCAATACTTGGCTCAATCTCCTGAAGCAGTTGCACAAAACTATCTCAATCAACAGATGGCTTTGTTGCAACCAGGCAGAGAGTTAGAGTTAGCTAATCTGCAAAACAGACTCCAACAACAAGGCCGTGGTGGTTTGGCGGTTGCTCAAGGTGGTGCTTATGGTGCTACAACTCCTGAACTACAGGCTTTGTACAACGCCAGAGCGCAACAAGAGGCTGTCTTGGCGGCACAGGCTCAACAAGCGGGCCAACAACAGGTTGCTTTCGGTGCAGGATTGCTTGGTACAGGCGCACAAACAATGGGTCAATACTATGGTGGACAACAAGCCGCTTATGCTCCTTACACAACTGCTTTGGGACAAGTTCAAGGCTTAGAGGCTTTGGGTCAACAACCATTGACAACAGGTATCAACTTAGGACAGATTAGTTCTCAAGCTGGTGCAAATGTTGGAAAACTTGGTTTAACAGGCGCTCAATTAAGTACCAATTTGGCAACAAGTGCAGATGCAACTAGAAGCCTTTTGGCTCAAAGTCTGATAGCAGCAGGAAATCCTAATGCTCAGTTTGGTTCAGCAATAGGTGGATTGCTCGGTGGTGGCCTCCAATCAGCATTTAGTGGAACTGGTTTAGGTGCATCAGGCTTTGGAACTGGTCTAGCCTATGGTAATCAAGACCTTGGCTTATATTTGTAAGGAATCATCATGGCAGAAAATATCGTAGCGGGTCTGTTTGGTATGACTCCACAAATGTATCAAAACCAACAATATGGGCAAGACTTAAATCGTGGCATCGCATTGGCTCAACTATCGCCTGGTGCTGCGGCTCAAGCGGGACTTCAGGCTAGTGTTGGTCAACTAGGTCGTGGCATTGCGGGTGCTTTGGGTGTGCAAGACCCCCAACTTCAGCGCATCACTCAGCAATCTCAATTGTTGCAAGGCTTGGACTTGCGTGATCCGAAGTCTTTAGAGGCGGCGGCTATAGAGGCTAATCGAATGGGCAATACCCCATTGGCTTTTAAATTGCTTGAATTGTCGGATGCGGCACAAGTAAGGGCGCAACAGATGCAAGCACAAAGACAAACTTCTTTGGCTCAACTTGTTGCACAACGTGCCTTTCAACCAGGCACTCCGGAAAGACCTCAAATGTTGGACGTTCAAGAACGTGAACAGATGGCAGATCAAGGCACTCCAATGCCTGAGAACATTCCTGCTGTTGCGCCAAGTTTTGACATTGGTAGGGTTGCGCCTGAGTTGATTCGTACTCCAGAGGGTCGGAAACAACTTGAGGAGTTGTCAAAGGCTCAAGCATCTGTTGAAACCGCATCTGTTAATCAATTAGCAGCACAATTATTTAATCCTGATGGCACACGCAACAAGGCGGTGGAAGCAAGATTGCGGACATCGTTGACAGGTCAGAAAATATTAAAGACTGTTGAGCCTGAAACAAAAATCTTGAAAAAAGGCGACACGCTTGCTACATTTAATCAAGCAACTGGATCATATGATGTGGTGACACCAACTGGAATTGCTCCAACTCCACCAGGGGCTAATCCAATCACTGCAATGCTTCAGTCTGGGTCAATCACTCCAACAGTAAGAGCGTATGCATCAGAACTTGAAACACAGTGGCCTAGTTTGGATGCGGATGAAAGACGAAATGAGTTGTCAAAATTGGCAACAAAAAATCAAACCGCAACAAAAATAGCACAAAAAGATGCTGAATCTAAAGCAGGTGGCAATGAGAAAGTTCAGTCAAGCAAAGTAACTCCAAATGGCACAACAATCATTGTTATGAAAGATGGCACAACAAGAGTGGTGTCGGCTACAGGGGAAAACTTAACAGGCCAAGCAAGGGCTGACGCAATTATTGCATCAGAACAGTTTGGCGCTGAAACACAAGGCACTAGAGCGCAAGCAAGGGTTGGCGGCGAATTGACGGCAAAAGAAGTAGGCAAAGCGTTTGCTGAGATTGGCAAAATCAAGAAAAATATTGGCAACATTGATGATGCAATTAAAGCCATTGACGAGGGTGCAAACACAGGTGTTATTGCAAGCAAATTTCCAAATATTACAACGGCATCAATTACGTTAAACAATGTTAGAAGTCAGTTGGGTTTGGATGTGATTGGATCGGTTACCTTTGGCGCTTTGTCAGAGGGAGAGCTTAACCTTGCTCTTGACACCGCCCTTCCAACAACTTTGCGCCCCCAAGCCCTTAGACAATATTTGACTGACAAAAAAGCTGCTCAAGAAAAATTGATTGGATATTTGACTAAACAGGTTTCTTACCTCAACAAGCCAGGCAACAATTTGTCGGGTTGGTTGGAACAAGCTGGAAAACAAGGTCAGTCAAACTTACCCGCTAGTGC